CGTGATGAATTTCCATATTATCGTTATCAGTTCAACAAAACTATTCCAAAATGGGAACCGTTATTCGAAGCTGATGCAAGTGCTTTATCATTGATTGGAGACGGAGCTATTAAGTTAAATCAAGCAATGCCTGGGTACGTTAATAGTGAAGTCATGCGAGACCTAACGGGTATTAAAGGAGCTGAAACAAATGGATAATGATATTGTGCCAGCTTTACTCGAAGAAATTCAAAATGAATTTGATAAGCGAACTTATAACAGTAAAAAATTAAAAAAAGCTTTCCTCTTACTGAAGGATAAAAAAGCTACCTATTTGGATGCGAACAATTTTGCAATAGAAATAGGTGAAATTTTATCTGACGTGTTAAGAACCAAAATCATTGCCGAAATTCTTCCTGATGGAAAAATGTACTTCAATATCGCTGATAGAATTTTAAATCCAACAATGAACAAAAATTACGATTTGATTTCTAATTTTATCGTAGATGTACAAACAGAATTGAATCGTACTGCGAATCTAAGATTAAAAGGACAAATTCCAGAATTTAATCAAGATCGTATTGATGGGATAGTCAATCGAATTTCAAGCGAAGAAGATTTTGAATCAATTAAATGGCTTTTAGATGATCCGATAATAAATTTTAGTCAAAGTATTGTAGATGATGGAATCAAAGCCAATGCGGAGTTTCATGCAAAAGCAGGTCTACAACTCCAAATTACTCGTAGAGTTTCAGGGCATGCTTGTGAGTGGTGCAGACGTTTGGCAGGAACCTATGGATACTATGAAGCGCCTAAAGAAGTCTATCAAAGACATGAAAGATGTCGATGTATGGTTGATTATAATCCAGGCGATGGACGTAAGCAGGATGTATGGTCTAAAAATTGGAGAGACTCGCAAAAAGAACAACGAACTGCAAATCGTAAAATATTGAATTTAAGAAAAAGAAAGTAAAATTTATCCCAGCGATAGGGTTATCATGCATGATTGAGGTTGATATTTATGACTACTAAAGCACGACTTGGTAATCAGCATCCTACTCAATCGGTAATATTGCCATATGACAAATCTCTATATCAAGAAGCGATTGATTATTATCAGCGGACAGGCCGTAAATGCTACGAATGGCAAGTAAACATGCTAAAGGCGATCATGGCTGTTGATGATGATGGATTATGGGTTCATCAAAAATTTGGATTTTCTATACCTCGTCGGAATGGTAAAACGGAAATTGTTTACGATGTCGAAATATGGGCGTTGGAAAATGGACTAAACGTCTTGCACACGGCACATCGAATCAGCACGTCTCATTCTTCATTTGAAAAACTAA